CGGCAATTACGCCGCTGGTCGATCGCGCTGGCACGATCTGGCGCTCATTACGAGGGCCGATTAATGTCTAGCAATAACTGTTGCGACCGCAATGGTCGCCGATCTAATGATCGTCCGCATTGGCGTGAGCCATCGCGGGAACGGGACCAGACCGAAGCAAGACTCATGTCTACTCCGGCAACTGGTGCGATCAATCTAGATGAGCTGACTATGTCAGATCAGCTGGATTACACAAAGAGGAGCTGGGTTCCTTCGGACCCTGTTATCTCTGTGAAGAGTGGGTGGACAGCGTGGCGTCTGAAGAAGCGTCCGGATACGATACACAATCCGGTCAGGCCTGATGGCACACGTCGCCCCTCAGCGTACTGGACCTTTTGGGTCGACTGTACGGTACACGTCGGAGCCGCAACGGCACGTCGCGTACAAGGCAACAATGTTACGGACCTTTGGAGAGCTGGTACTTCCGTACCGGGTTCGCCAAAGAACTTGCTATTTAGCAACAGTCTTGGTAACGTGTGGTCTAAGGAAGGGTCTAATGACCTGCTATTTCCTGTAGCCGTGCGGAACCTTGCGAGGCAACGCCTTCGGGCGGAACTTAGCGAGACTGATTGGGACGTAGGCGTGTTTGCCGGAGAAATTCGGGAGACTGCGTCGATGTTCTATGATCTCGGCAGCCGTATTTCCGCTGCTGTGGTCCGTATCGCCAAAAAGCATGGGAAGAGCCGGCGTGAAGTTGTATCCACGCTAAAGAAATCGGAATCCCTCAAACTTCGTGTGAAGGACCCGAAGGTCGCGAAAATCAGCCCACCCCGTCGCCGCGGTTTACTGCGCCGATGGGAAGAAGCGATTATTAACGACTGGCTCGTGTATCAGTTAGGCATCAAGCCGCTGTTGCATGATGTTGACTCCGCAATTGAGTTTCTCGTGGAGTCAGGCATCACCCATACCGCTCGTCCTCACATTACTGTGAGGAAGGGTGCGCAACAGGACACGTTCTCCTTTGTGTCCTTTCCGTTGCAGACCGGTGCTATCAAAGTGGATTTCCCACTGATGACTCGCACTGCGTGTCATTATTCTGCGACTTATGCCATCGGCATGCGTCCAGATTGGGTGAACCGGGCAGGACTGAACAATCCTGGATCAGTTCTGTGGAATCTCACGCGTTTCAGCTTCATTGTCGACTATGTTGTACAGGTCGGCAACTGGCTGGACTCGCTTGTGCTTCCAGACAACGTTGAATTTCTTGAAGGCTCTGAGAGCCTTATCCAACGCACTGTCAACAATCAAGGAGGTAACGCGTTCCCACACGCGACTGCTAACTATACGTTAGTAGCCGCGCAGACCGAACCCGTTTCGTACCGGTTTGATTACGGTAGATTTAAACGAAACGTGCTTTCCGACATTGGCGTACCGCCACCGTCGTTTCCGCAGGTGAAGAACGCTCTAAACCTCACAAAGGTCGCGAATGTTCTCGCCATTATCGCAAACACGCTGAAGTAGCCGTATTTACGGTATCAGCTAACTCGGGCCTCCGGGCCGAAGGATGTAGAAAATGTCTAACATGACCCTTAATACAAAGGTCTATGCAGGGACGACCGCCGTCATTAACGGTGTGTCGCATTGGGTTGAGCGGTCGGCAGGTATTGCCGCGCTGTTCTCTCGCGTACGTGCGTCCTTGCGCGTCGCGGACCTGATCCGTATCAAAACGGATTTGGAACTCCCTTACCCTCAGCCTGAGGGTGCCCCTGTGTGCTGCGGCCCTGACGAACAACGCCTTGCGACGTTTGTCGGGACTATCCGCATGCATCCGAGTCTCACCGCCGCGGAGCGGACGGACTTTAGGACCCGAATCAAGGACTTGTTCAGTTCCGCGCAGATCATCGCGCTGCTCGACGACCTTGACCAGCAAGTTTAAGCTGGTTTATTCTGGTTCCTCCTGACTTTTTCATTCTGAAAAGGATATTAAACTATGCGCTTTCAGCGTTCAGACAAGTTCGCTAACCGCTGCACCACCCTGGCCCGCGAACCCTTTGGGTTCGACGAGCATATCCAAGAAGCTGAACTCGACTACCTTAGGCTTATGGCCTTCGGCACCGACAATCCATCGTCGGCAACGTCGTTCGACCCCGTGTGCTATCTAGCATCCGAGGTGTTCAGTAAATGGACTGAAAACAAACTCCCGACGGCTGTAGGCGATGCCTATGACCGTTTCACACAACGGGAGCTCGTGAACGCTGAGGTGAACGCCCGTCTCCGCAATGTGCAATACACCGCACTAATTGGGGACGCGTGTCGCCTCGTCGAGCGTGTGCTGAAAGGCATCACGGTCGATTCGGTTATCCGAAGTGCCGCGTTCAGTGGTGGGGCATCTGCCATGGTGACTCGAAACACAAGCACTAGGTCAGATAAGTGGAACCCGACGAACAGTCGAGGTTATCCACAGTTTGGAACTTGTGGCATATGGTCGTACTACGACGCACTCCATCGCGGGTGTGCCGTAGGTCTGCACTCTGGACAATTTACAATCGTTCCAGGTGACACGATCACCACGGTGAATAAGAACTGGAAAGTCGATAGGATCATCAACCCCCAGCCAGCTTTGAACCTCTTCTTCCAGAAGGGGCTCGGCCGGGAGATCCGCCGCGGCTTACGCCGGTTCGGTCTTCTGCACCCTAACGCCCAGCAACAACAGCGGCGTCGGGCGCAGCAGGCGAGTTTTGACGGGCGCCACGCAACGTTAGATCTGCGTGACGCGTCCATGTCCGTAACAAAGGGCATGGTGGACGCTCTGATAGAGGGTCCAGTCTGGAAGATGATTTACGACTTCCGCTCGCCTGGCACGTGGCTTAACTGCCGAACATCCGAAGGTAAGTTCAACAAAGAAGGCCCTTGGGGCCTGGCCCCGTACGAGATGATATCAACTATGGGGAATGGATTTACTTTTGAGCTCGAAACACTCCTATTTTGGGCTATAGCAGCAGCTGCATGCAAGCAACTAGGGCTTCACTGGTCTACCGTCACAGTGTACGGCGACGACGTCATCATTCCTACCGAGGCTGTAAGCCTCGTGACGGAAGCGTTCGACACCTTCGGTCTCGAACTAAATAAGACTAAGTCGTTTTACCATCCGCACCCCGGCTTCCGTGAATCATGCGGGGGCCACTATTGGCGTGGATATGACGTTACTCCCTTCTACCTGAAAAGAGCTCCGGATAACATCGCCGATGTTATCTTGCTGCACAATAAAGTGCAACGATGGGTCACGAATTACTCCGTGTACCCGTGGGGGCGAACCCAGATCTCATTCGAAGAACTTACTCGTTTTTGCCGTCGTGAGACGCCAAAAAGGTTCTTCGGCCCTGCACCCATCGCTGGGTGCCTTTGGGCGAGCTGGGACAAGTGTGTGCCTCGTTACGACAGAGACACGCAATCCTACGCTATCAGCGTAGTTGTTAAAGGTAGCAACACGAAGACTGCAGAATCTCAGACAGGCGCGTATCTCAGCGCCCTTTGGGACATGCAGACGGCTAGGGACCCATCCTATTGGTCGCTCGACGGCCTAAGGGCTGCCGGCGAGCACGGTGGGCTCGGGTTCTTAGTTAAGAGTGGGATTCATCAGTTCATCGATGGTCTTACCTCTTCGACGTCCGACGAGGACGAGTTGTGGGAGTCTGATCCACATAGGTCCGATAAATATCGGGCCGTTAAGCTTTATGTGGATAGGACCGCGTGGGATATGCCAGACCTCGTGTCGGCCATGCCGTAAGGTCTAATTGGGCCCTCCCTGTTGGGGCCGGACGCCGCCATTACATCGGCCGCGGGCTTGATCGCCAGGTTGTGAGCG